GCCTCAGTGGCCCTTGACTGAACCTTGCACTTACCCTCGTAGACCGTCGTGCGGGTCGTGGTGACGTTGCCCGTATCGTTGTCGGTTACTGGGTCGCCGGCCGAGGTTATGCGGCAGGTATCGACCATTAGGGCCTCGGCGTTGGCCCGCAGGACTGGGAGGATGGCCAGGACATCAGCCGCGAGACTCACTGCTCGCCGCCCTCAAAGATCGGAACTCCGGCAATGTCCACGCCGCAGGAGCAGTAGTTGGCGCCCATCATGAGGCTGCACCACGCCAGGTGAGCCGCCGAGGTTCCAACCGTGTCGATGGAGAACGCGCCGCTAGCCTCAACCAGCCCCAGCAGCGTCCACCACTCATCCAGGATGGTCACCCGGCCCTTGCCCGACTTGTAGGACCGTGACGAAGATCCGTCATCAATCGCTATCGTGACCTGCGTGGCATCGTCCGGGCGCTTGATGTGAGCGACCACAGCCTCGCGGACGACATAGTCGATCTTCGCCTGGTCCAGGTTCTCCACACTGAGCAGCAGTTGGCGCGTCTCGATGAGCATTGCCGCATCATCGATCCACATCTGCCACTGCTGCTCAGTGACAGACTCAGCCTCGGGGGCGGCCTGCCCTAAAGCAACCGCAAGCATGGCCGGTGTCACCGTTGAAAACATGACCGCCCCTTTCGACTATTCGCTGGTTTTGGAGTCAGACTTGGCGGCAGTTGCCTTCGGTGCCCGCTTCGCAGGAGCCTCGTCAGCCGGGGCCCACTCGGAGCCGAGTACCTTGTCATCACGAACGCTCACGAGCGCTCCGGACGTGACGTGCTTGTACCGTTTCGCCATGGGCTAGACCAGGTCGTGGATCTTGGCGAACGCGTTCAGGTCAGCAACGCCCCAGCCGTAAACAACTTCGGCGCGGAAGGCAACCTGGTTGAACCGCTTCAGGTCGCCGCCGCCGTCCGGGTCGCCGTACTTGATGACCTCAAGGCCGATAGACTTCTGCACGCCCCAGCGGATCGCGGAGAAGTCGCCAACGAAGCCGAGAACCTTCGTGTCAACAGCGAGAACGCCAGTGCCGCGGACCGTGTTCGATACCGACGCACGGTGGCCGTCGAGTTCTGAAGTCTCAAGGCCGAGGCGGAAGTTCGGGTAGAGCTTCTGCTCGGAGCTCGTTCCACGCAGCGCGGAGAACTTCGCCGCGTAGGTCGGATCGAGGGCGATGTCACGCGGCACGAACCCGTCAGCCAGAACAAGGCCGTCCGCGGCGTCCAGGGACACGTAGGGCTTGTCAGCGGCTGCGTACTCCACAAGGTTCGTGGTGTCCGTGAGGCCACCGTTCATGGCTGCGACAACAGCGCCGCCAGTCGGGTTGATCTCGTGGAACACACCGAAGTCCAGCGCACGGGAAAGTGCCGGCTGGATCAGCGCGAGGATCTCGTCAACAACCTCAAGCTGACGGTCCTCGTCAGCCCACAGGACTTCCTCATTGAAACGGAGGGTCTTGTGGAACTTGAACGGCTTGATCGTCTTGCTGGTAGGCGTGACGGTCGATGCACCCTTCGAGCCGCCCTCAGCGACGTACTCAGCCTCGCCAATGTCGAACGTCCAGGACTCGCCCTCACCAAAGGTCATCGGGGTCTGTGCGGACAGGCTCGCCACACAAGAGCCGTTCTGGATCTTGCCCAGCCAAGGGGCAATTTTCTGCTTGGGGATCGAAAGTGATCCGGTGGCCAAAGTAGCCATGGGTTACTCCTTAAGGAAGTGGTTTATTCGGCGCGACTGAACAGGTTGCGAACGAATTCACGTTCGCCGGTGTCCGTGCCGCCCGCGGGGGTGGTGCCCTCTTTAGGGGCGAAATTGCCTTGCTTCTTCCGGTCCGCTACTCGCTCCGACAGGCGCTGAGCCTGGGCGTTGAGAGTTGACTCGTCGGTTCCGGTGAGGAAAAGGTCGCGGTCCTCGGCTGACAGGCCATGCTTCGCGGCGATGTCGCTACGTAGCGCGGCGGTCTTAGCTGTGGTGAGTTCACCCTCGAGGGACGCGAGGCGTTCCTCTAGGGTCTGGCTCCCGGCCGCTTTGGCTTTCAGCTCGTCGTAATCGGAGTACTTAGCACGCTCTCGCGCAACACGCTCCTTTACGATCCGATCAACTTCAGCCTGCGGAACAAGCTGAGTTTCCTTGACCTGATCAGTACCTTCGGCCGCTGCTCCAGCGTCCTCGGTTACCGCTCCAGTTGCTTCACTCATCGGATAACTCCGTTTCTGTCCCGTCGGACATCTAGACCGGTCTTGAAGCGCGACCGTAGCGCCTGCCCCATGGGGGAAGTCTTAGTAGTTGGCGTTCAGGTAGTCGCGCAGCGTTGCTTGCTGCTGCGGTGTCCGTCGCGCCTTGGATGCCATGTACTGCATGACGCTCGCCTCGTCGCCATAGTCCTGGGATGAGAAGACGGGCTGGGCGGTGCATTTACAGGCGGGGTGTGCGGCGAACCTTGCAGTCTCGTCGGAGTAGACCGCGCCACGGTCAGCCAACATCCTGCACAGCTTGCAGCCGCCTCTAGTGACTCGACGCCAACCGACCGCAGAGGGATCCCGACGACGGTTCGTGAGGATCGTGTCCCGGTACGGTCTAGCCGTCTCCAGGTTCACAACCTCAGCAAGTCGCGCCGATGTCTTCTCGCGGTCGTCCGTGAACAGCGGATCCGCAGCCCATGCGACAGCCCGACGGATCTTGACGGTTCGGTCCAGGACCACCGGCTCGGCAATGTACAGCTTTGGAGCCGCAGCACGTTCGCGCTCGTCGTCGTAGAAGTCCGCCGCCAAGGCCGAAGACCCGTCCGAGTAATGGCCGATGACAGCGGGCGTGATGTCCAGCAGTAAGGCGCGCTGCTGCTCCGGTGAACCGGACAACCTGCCTAGCGCCGTCACAACCGCATCCACGGCTGCCCCAGTGACTAGCTGGAGCGCAGCCTTAGACTCCCGCGCCGTCGTCATTTGCCTGCGGAGCCGGCGGGGTTAGCGCGGCGATAACAGCACGCCCAGCGGCCCGCCTGCGGTCAGCCATAGCCCGTCGAATCTGCTGCTCATCGAGGCCCAGTAGTTCAAGCCCCACCTCAGTTTCAGCAAGCCAGGGAACGACGCCGATCTGCTTGGCGCCCGCATCAGCAGCAGCCGCCCGCGAAAGGTAGATCGGGGAGCGCCACTTGGTTTCGATGGAGCCCCACGCTTCCGGGACTTCCGAGAGGCCATTCTGAATAGCAAGGGCCCGGTTCACGGTGCGACGGATCGGGACCGACCAGTCATCCATCGTTCCCTCAGCCTCGGAGATAAGATTCTCCCGAGACGCAGAATAAGCATCGGCACTCGTCGGGTTTGCCATGTCAGTCAGCGCGAAATCCGAATCGGGAAGATCGGTCTCACGCGCCATCAGTTTGGCAAGCGCGTTCAACTGCGCCAGGTGCGGCTCGGGTGACTGCGCGTCAAACTGCTTGACGTCGGCGCGGGGATTGACCGCGTCATCATCGTCAGGGATACCGAAGGATCTCCCAAGGGCAAGTTGCCAAGACGTCTTAGTGGATCCATCGGCGTTCTTGAAGATCGACTCGTCAGCGCCCAGAAGGATCATCTTCGGAATCGTGTAGACATCCATGTGACCCTCAAGGCGGACCAGCGACCGCAGCGCCGAACTGACATGCGCCATAACCGGCCGTGTGATCCTTGACTTACCCATCCGGCGAGAACCGCGGGGGCGGTACACCAGCGGGTCAGCGGGGACGTGCCAAGGGTGTTCCGAGCGGTCAACCTGCCACTTACCATCAGCCTTCTCGGCGCTAATCGTAAGACCATCCAGGTATAGGATGAAGCCGGTGATCTTACCTTCTTCGCGGGCGGTTACCGACAGGAGGTCATCGAGGCGGCGGCGGCGGGCGTTCCAGTTGCCGTAAGCGTTCAGCGCATCCTTGGCGTGGACCAGCGCGGCAGGTTCGCCGGCGGACTCGTCGCCCTTGGTGGTGATGAGGTAGTTCACGCCGTGAATCAGCGAGTCAGTGCGGCCCTGTGAAATCTCCGAGAATAGGAAATTGCTTTCCTCAAGCTCAGACATGCCGAGAGATTCAAGATCCCCATCCGGCCAGATCATCTTCTCCAGATTGCAACGACGCGCCAGTCCGTCAACACCCTTAGCAGCCCAACCAAGCGCAAGGCCAATATTCGCGTACTGCGGCGGAATGACGGTGCCGATCTGCTGAACGGCACGCTTGCCGTCGTAATGCGAAGACCGCAAGACGTTGCGCGGAGTCTTCTTGTCGAGCTCCTCGGCGCAAAGGTTCAGGGTAGCCGTCTCGTCATCACTGAGCCCAGGAATGTGCAGTTTTTCGAAAGCCACTAAAGAACCACCGCCGTCCTAGATCCAGCACGCCGCGATGGACGATGCACGTTATCGTTTTGAGCGCCCCAAAGGGCCAAAGTTTCCGCCACAACGGGCGTAATGTCGGATGCTGCGTCTTTACGGTTCCAAGCCCAGCCGCCCGCAAGGGGCCGCTTCCGAGCGAGGGACAGCGCGACGTTTACCTGCGGCTGATCCGTGTGAACCACCGAGCGGTCAAGGATGCCGTCGTAGTACTTCGCGCACGCAATAGCCATGTCCCGCCCCTCAGCAGCCGCCAGAGTCACGACAATGTCAGTGCCAATCAGGTAGTTACGGTCACGCCGGCGCTCTACAAGGCCGGACATTTCATCGACGACAACTGCATGTAGACGGTTCTTGGATGCCCGCGACACAACCCAAGGGATAACCCAGTCAACGCCCTTACGGCTATCGTCGAGCTCCACATGCCAACGCCCATCGGCACGCTGACCAGAAAGCGCCACGGATGCAATAGAGCGGTTCGGAGGTACGTCGATGGCGAGTGAAAGGCGGTCGATAGCCATGGATGCCGGATCGGCGGCGCGGTTCCACGAATCCTCGTCAATAACGCGGGCGGAATCCTCGGCATCCCAGATGCCCAGGGCCTCGCGCTTGAATGAATCGTCGTCAGTGAGGTTCTCCCGCATGCGCTCCATCGACTCAACCGGAGTGCGATGAGGAAATGACGGGTTAGCCTTCGCCCACTGGTCGCGGTCGTCAGGATCCGACTTAGGATCCGCGCCGAACTCGACGTAGACAATGTTCTTCGCCTTGCCAGACATCGCCTTGGCACGGCGGTTAGAGAACTCTTCGCCGGGGTCGGTGGGGCGGGGCGGTGTGCCCATGAAGAACAGCAGTGCGCCAGCCTCTTGGGTGGACTGGTTCGCCGCGGGGACCATGTCCTCCAGGGCCTTCTCGCTGAGGATCTGAGCCTCATCGAAAATCTCGGCGTCAACCTTGTCGAAGCCGCGGCCGAAGCCCTGCTCGCGGGCGCCGAACATGATGATGGAACCGTTCCTGAAGCGGATCTCCTGCTCACCATTAGACGTACGGATCGCCGCAATAAGCGGCCAAATCTTCTTCTTCCTCACCATGGCCTGCATCGAGCTAAACGTCATCGACGTGGTCCTCGTGCGGTGCGCCGTCCATAGGGCCGTGAAGCCGGGGAAGATCGCGCACAGAGCAATGATGATCATGCCGACAAGGAAGGTCTTACCGACCTGCCGAGGGATCGACATGACGACACCGCCGACAGTCGCCGCGTACTTGCCAGACTTCCGCTTGCCGAGAGCAATAGACCCGATGCCGTGCTGCCAGGGATCGAACGTCACGCCCATCTCGGCGCACTTCGCCACCACGCGGGGCCAAGCTGTTGTGACGATCCCGTCAGGAATCACCAGCTCACGCGCAACCTCAGATAGCCTCGGCTTCGAATTTCCCGTCTTGGACGTTGGCATGGGATGCAGACTCCTCAGTGCGAGCGTCGATAGCCTCGATCTCGCGGACCGTCTCCATCAACCGCTTCGACAAAGCAGCAAGATCGCGGGCCGGCGTATTCGGATCCTCAACAGCAACCGCGATCCGGTCCCGAGTAGCAGACAAAAGTTCGCGGGTAGTACCGCCCTTAGCAGCCTCAGTGACAGTCTTCGGACGTGCCGGGGGAGTAGGCTTTTCACCCTCGGAAACAGAGCGCAGACCTCGTTTTACAACCATCGAGGCACCTCCATTCCGGCCGCCGGATTTGGAAAAAAGTTCGG